TAAGGCCTGCTCGGCGGCGTCGAGCGCGGCCAGGGCGGCCGCCGGGTCCTTGAGGTCGGCGGCATGCAGCGAGACGCGGCCCTCGGCCTGCGCGTGGGCCGCGAGCAGTTCCTGGCGGCCCTGTTCCAGGTTGGCCGGATCGCGCGACACCAGGCTCACGCGGGCGCCCTCGCGCAGGAAACCGAGCGCGCAGGCCAGGCCGATGCCCTTGCTGCCGCCGGTGATGAGTACGTGGCGGTCCTGGAGTTCGAGATCCAAGGGGGGGGATGTTTACTCTGATCCAGAAAAAACAGGCCGAAAAAACAGAAAAAACGGCCTCAAATCAACGAGTTATGGCGAATCGAAGGGGTTGGGCGCCGAACGTTTAGTTTGATCCAGTCGCTGACCAAATCGCGGGGCGTTTCGCCCGAAAAATGCCCGTCACCTGTCCAAACCCTCGCGACCCTTGCGCCAGAAACCGCCCGATCGGGGCGACTCAATCGGCCGCTGAGGCCGCCTTCGGCAGCGAGCCGACCAGAAGATCGTAGGCAGCGGCATCGCCAAGGGCCGACGCGGTGGCCTTCCCCAGCTCAACAACCTGCGCGGCTTGCCCGAACTTCGTTTGCTGGTTGAGGCGAATGGTAGCTACGGGCAGATCGCCGTCAATCAGGCCCTGCGGCACCACCAGCAGAGAGCCCGATGCCTTCTCGCGCAGCACAGCCCGGTAGTTGCGCAGATTCGAGGGGAGATCATCCACCCAGGACTCCGGCCAGGGCACTGCAGCTCCTAGAGCACGAGGATTCGCCACGGTCACGGCCGTGGACGCCAGCGCGAGGTCCGGCGCGGCCTGGGCGAGGCCGTTGAGGGTCGAGCTGTCGAGGTAGCCGGCGATCGCGGGCTCGGGAGAGGCCTTTACAGCCTGTTCCAAGGGCTTGCGAAGCGCCTTGAAGTTGGCATTCATCACTTCTTCGAAGGCCGGCGTGATCGTCTTGTCCGTGACGATGCCCTGCAGCTCGCGCGGCAGGCGCGCCAGCTTCTGGCCGAGTGCGACTTCCGGCGCAAGCCAAGCCTGCCCGACGTTGTGATCCCAGCCCGGATCGATCCCGACCGGCACGCGGTCCTTGATCTCGCCGTCGCGGGTGATCACCTCGCGGGTCTTCGTCTCGAAAGGCGGCGAGACCTCCAGCTCTTTCCGGTCGAGGTCGGCTTGGCTGTAGGCGCGCACGGTGCAGCGGCAGCCCCACCCGTTCGGTGGATAGTGGGTCTGCCAAAAGGCGTCGTCCACGGGATAGATCAGGCCGTTCCACTGCCGATGCAGCGGGCGCACGCGGGAGTCACCAGCGGTGCGGTACTGGAGGTACGGGCGGCGGTCCTTGCCGGCCTGGAGCTGCTTCCAGCGGCCGGCCATGCGGGCCGAACGCATGTTCGCGTCGAAGATCACCGAGGTGCGCCAACCGCGCTTCCCCTTGTATTGCCAACCGTGCTCCTGCACCGCCTTGTCGAAGCCCTTGCGGAAGTCGGTGATCGTGGTTCCGTTCTCGATCGCCGAGGTGACCGAACGCTGGATGTCGCGTACAAGGTCGGATTTCGTGGTCCCGGCGATGGTGAAGATCTTCCCGTGCACCGGCCCGGCGAGGTCATCCCATGCTTGGCTCGTCTCCGGCAGCTTGCCCTTCAAATAGTCGATCGCCTCGCCGAACTTGACTCCGAAACCGCCTTTGACCGCAAGATCAGCCATGCGCGTGCTCCGATGCCAGCGCCTCGGCGTCGTAGACGTTCAAGCACAGGTCGGCCGCGAGTCGTGCTTCGATCCTCGCTCCCTTCGACGCTCCCCAGCCGGGCAGGAGCGCCACCGCGTCGCAGGTCACGAGTTGGGCGATGGCCATCCGCATGTAGCCACGCCAGGACTTGCAAGGCGGCACCGGGTTTTCGGCCGGATTCTCGACGTGATGACCGAGCGCTCGCAGGCGCTCTGCCATGGTGTTGAAGGCCGGATAGTTGTGCTCGGGGAGGCCCGTCATGGGGCCAGCGATGTAAACCCGCATGGCTTTCGTGAAGCCCCCCGGCCTACGATCTCGCAAAACACTCTCCGAAACCGAATTCATATGGCTGATCCTGTTCTGCTGCCGATGCAAGACTTGCCCGCGTCATCGCCCTTGGCGAAAAAGATGCTGGAAAAGCTCAACCTCAAGGAACTCATCGAGGTTCCCCGCCAGCCACAAGGCCCCGCCGGCGTGTGCTACTGGCTTGTGCAGGCTTACATCGAGCAGCAAGGTGGCTCGATGGCCTTGGGCTGGTTGGTGAACGTGGTGCCGGGCGTCTACGTCAACGCCATGCACCACGCGGTCTGGCGCATGCCTGACGGTCGGCTCGTGGACGTGACCGCAAGCGAGTACGGCCCGCCCGCTCCCGGAACTACCACCTTCGCGCCTGACGACTCGATCTCGGTGGATTTGCGATTCCCCGTGCTCGTGGAGTCTCAGCATGTGGTCCTCGTTGAGGACCCTGTCGTAGAAGAAGCGCTCGCTCAGTACCGAGTCAACAACCGTATCCACAGGGAAGCGGACGCCGCAATGCGGGATTCGGGCCTCTACACATGGGCGCCGGGGTCCAACTACGCCGGACCGCCATTGCCCGATGCACTGCGGCAGAAGTTCGAAGCTCTTTCGCCGAGCTATGAGCGCATGCATGAGCTTCGCGCCCTTATTCGGTCGCGATATTTCCCGTTGATGGCACCCCGATAGCACCAGTCGAAAGCGATGTGGCCGGCAAGCGGCACGGCGCTTGTGCAGGGGGCGCCGGCTGCTCGCGCTGAAACTTCGGCCATTCCACCCACTCGCGAGCAACCGGACGCGGGTCGTCGGGTTGGCGAAGCGGCACGGTGAGCGCATGCATGCGCCCGTCGTGGTCCGCAAAGCTGACGGCCACATAGTCGAAGATCGAACCCTGCTCCTTCGGATGAACGAACGCGATGGACGCATCGAAAGGGAGAGACAAGTCCCGGCACACGATGATCGGGACGTGTTGCCTCGCTGGCGCGTGATGATCGATGTACAGCCACAGCTTGCGGCCAATGGACGGAGGGGTGACGGTAGACATGCAGGCGGCTCCAGAAAGGGAATGCGGCGGAGAGCCCCATCGTTCCTCGAATCGCTCTCTGAGACACGGTGAAGCGCTTCACCCTGCTGCCTGCAGCACATCGCGATTCAGCGGCAGCACGTCGATGCGCCGCGATCGCTCTCCCGCCACGGGCGCCAGCCTGAGAAAATCCGAAGCGCACAGCACCACGCTCTTCGGGAACGGCCAGTGCTCACGGGACACAATCAGGTGAACCCGCACCGAAGCCTTTCCGCTCTGCGTCACGGCGCTGAACCGCTCGAAGGTGTAGCGGAACCCGTCCAGCCTTCCGCCTTCGATCACGCCCTGCAGGGCGAGCTTTGTGGAGCGCTTCGGCGAGCCCTTGAGTCGGAAGCTCACGCCGCGCGCGTGGCCGCGCCGCTCAGCATCGAGTAGGTCAACGCACGCTCCAACACCTCGCGCAGCGCGTCGTCGTCCATCTCGCCCACCAGATCGGCCAAGGCGTCGCGAAAGTCCTCCAGCGACTTCCCGGCCTTCTCGAACTCGACCAGCATCCGGTAGACGGGCGCGATCATCGAATCCTCGATGGCTTGGTCTGCGGCCTCGACCGCGAGCTGCACGGCCTCGTCCTCGGTGATGCCTGCGGCCTTCGCGAACTCGAAGCCGGCGAGCGATGCGAAATCCACGCGATCGGGTGCCCCGCCTTGCGGTTCTCCGGATGCCGGCAGGCCCAGGCGACGAGTCGGCAGGATGGCGTCGTCGTCATTCTCGGCTTCGGGCATGTCCAGCTCTTCGAGCATGGCCTTCTTGCTCGGTCGCGCGCCCAGGTCTGCCGCGATCTTGTAGGTTTCGGCGCGAGCCTTGCCCGCAGGCGTGCGCTTGAAGAACTCGAGTTTCGGGGCCGCCACGCCCGCGCCGAAGTTGAACAGCGTGATCCACTCGAAGATTTTCGACATGCCCGCTGCGGCGATGTCGCGATCCGAGTCATGAACCTCGTCCTGCCGTTCCTTCGCGGTCTCGGCAGCAGCGCGGGAACCCACCTCCATCGCCTCGCCCACCATCGCCTGACTGGTGATGGCTTTGCTCATCTCGCGATTCGCCAAAAGGATCAGGCGCTCTTGAGGAAGGTCACCGCCGCCGCCTTTCGGCGTGAGTAGTTCGATGCCGTTCCCCTCCTGAGTCACCATGTAGGCCGACTCGATCATGGCCTCCAGCGCCTCGGCGAGCTGGTCTTGCTCCTCCTGCGTGGTGCCTTGCGGATAGCGGCCCACCGGCCAGGGCAGGCCATGCCGCTCGCAGTACTTCACGAGGTAGCGCCACCCGCCGGTCTTGTACAGCCACGCGTAGTAGCACGAGCTGAACAATGCGATCCCGTAGGGGTTGTCATAAGTGGGCATATGCCGCGAGATCACGAACTGATAGGGCTCGACGGGGGCGCCCATCATGTGCTCCCTGCTGATCAGCAGCGGCTCGGACTCGGCATTGAAGTGAAACCGGCGGTTCGGCCGGTCGATGACTTCGGAGGGCAGCAGGTTGCGCCCGTCTCGATCCCACACCAGCTCGTGCGCCCGATAGCCCGTGAAGATGCTGGCACTCATCTGCCACATGACTTCGAGCCAGTCGGACACCTTGTTCGGCGGCGCATTGAGCATCCATTGCTCGCACAGGTCGCGAGCCTGCATGCTCTTCGTCTCGCCGTCATTGCCCGGCGCGACCCGGTACTCGTGGGAGCGGAACGAACCGCGGATCGAGCGCAGCTCGCCCATGACGTGCGCATCCACCATGATCGCCGCATAGGTCTGATCACGCTGGCCGATTTGCCGCAGGATCGGGTCCGGGTTCGGCAGGCCGTAGAGCATGCCGAGGAAGGTGTTCGGATCGGTGGCCGACGAAGCGACGGGCTTGCCGAGCCAGCCCGACACCGATTGCACGATGCCGCGAAGTAGGTTCATTTTCTTTTCCCGAGTCGAATGAGTGGGATGCCGTGCGCGCGCGAAACGCAGAGCATCCAAAGCATGTGAAGTGCGTCCGGGCCGTCGTCGTGATCGGCCTCGGGCCAAAACTGAAGCTGGCTGTTGAGCACCGTGTGCCTACGCCGAAACCGAATCAGCTTGTTAAAAACGTGCGGGCTGAGCGACTCGATGCGCAGATCCTTGTCGCTGTTTGGAGTGAGCGGAACTGCCGGCACGGGAACGCCCGCTTTGGCTGACCGTTTCACCAGCTCGCTGCGCATGAACTCCTGAAACTGGATGGCCTCGAAGGCCCACGCCAGACAGTTGTACTCACTCTGAAGGCGAATGATGTCGCTGATTTGCTTGTCGGGGATACGACGAAAAACGATTGCCTCGATCACATCCAGAACGCCATGCTCTCGATCGAAGCCACCAACGAGGGTCGCGGCCGGATCGTTCTTGACGTTGAACCTGCCTAGGCTCGGGTCGTGAGAGCCGAAGAAAACCCAGTCTCGGCACGGCTGCACCCAGTAGTCGAGCACCGGGAAGAACGACGACTCTGCGTTGCTCGGGTCGTTCTGATACTCGCAGTTGAACGCGTGGTGATCGCCCGCGCGAATCTGCATCAACAGCAGCAGCGGCCGCATGCCGGGCCAGCTCACGATCGCGCCTTCGTCCATCTCGGCTTTGTTCGCCCGATAGAAGGCATCGGCTTCGCTTTCCTCCGACTCGTCCGCGCTCTCGTCCGCCTGCTGATTGATGTACAGCTCTTCCCATTTCTCCCACAGGTCCATGCGGGTGGGCCATTCAACGACTGACGCGAATTTTTTGCGAGTGCCCCAACGCGGGTTTCGATGCGTGCGATTGGCGACCGAGTCGTAGTGAAGGATGGTGTTCAAGTAGAAGACCACCATCGAGCCATCGGGGGGGCCGAGCGGGAGCACTACCTTCGCGATCCACGCTTCGCGCTTGTCGCGCTGTTCCTTGCTTCGCACGTTCTCGTCGTTCTCGATGTCATCGAGCCAAACGAAGTCGGGACGGTGCTGCCCGTGACGCAAGCCGCGCATGCGGCTCAAGGCACCGAAGGCCTGCACCTTGATGCTGTTGGCCGTGATGATCACGCCCGCGCGCCAAACCCGCCCTTTCCCGCAGATTTCCGGATAGTCCATCTGCAGGCGAGGATTGCACTCCAGCTCGATCTTGATCGCTTCGAGCATCGTGGCCGCCTGATCGCGCGAGTCCATGATGATCGGGATCATGTGCTTGCGGCCGGTGATGATCAGCCAGAGCGTTCCCAACTGGGTGCCGAGCGTTGACTTGGCCTCGCCGCGCGGCGCCGACACGTTCGCCAGGGCACCACCGGGCTTGTCCGCGAGTTTCGGAAAGGCCTTGTAGAACCACTGATGAAACTCGGACAGCGAGGGCTTGATGTAGTGCGGGAAGTAGCTGCGGCAGAAGAACTCGTAGTCATTGCGCGCGCGCTCGATGCGGCCCTTGCGCGCGTCAACGCCAGTGGCGAAGCCTTCGCATTCCGCCTCGATCAGCGTGCGCTGCCCCTCGGCGAAGTCGCGTAGCTCTTCGAGAAACTCACGGTCCTTGAGGCCGCGTTGCTTCCGAGCCATCAGGCGCCACTCCCGAACTCGCGCACGAACGCATCGCCGGCCGCTTCTGTGACCTCCACGAACTGCCGCCGCATGCCGGGAAACTTGTCCGCGATGAAGCCATTGAAGAACTTCAGCACGTCCATGGCCACGGCCAGCCGGTTGGCATTGGGCATTGCGCGGCTCGCCGCCGAAATCGCCTTGTTGTAGCCGTCCATCAGCCGCACGAGGATGTCGGCGCGGTCGATCGCGGACATCTTAGGGTCGGCCTTCACGCATTCGAGCGTGGCGAGGAACTGCTCAGCGAGGGAGCCAAGAACCTCGTTCGCCATCTCTTCAACGCCGCTCTTCGTCATCCTGCGGGCGTTGCGCGCGATGTCCCAGTCATTGCCCTTTTCCGCGTCCTGCCGCTTCCAGTTGCGCGCGGTGTTGTACGGCACCTTGTGCGCCTTGGAGGCAGCCAGAAGCGGCGCGCCCTGGACGTACTTGGCGCGCACCTTGTTGCGGGTGGACTCGTTGTAGGCCATGACTCTCAACGGCTCGCGATGAACTCGATCAGCTTGATCGTGGCTGTGGCGATCGCGCCGGAAAGCGCGCCGCCGCTTGCCGCCTTGAGGGCCGTGCTGCGCTCGTTCTTTTCCAGCGTCACCACGCGCGCTTCCACACCCGTGATGCGGCCTTCGACCGCATGCCGGAAGTCGTTGATGCGCTGGTGCGTGGACTCGTGGTTCTGCTGGATCAGCTGCGTCATCACGGCAAGCTGCCCCTCCAGCTTGCCGATGTGTGCCAGCAGAATCGAATGGTTGTCAGGTGCGGTCATTTCGGCCGTCTTTCGTGGAGTGCTTGACAGGCAACACAGCGAATCGCGCTCGGCGCTGCCACGCGCCTTGCCGGGGGGATGTCTTCGCCACAGTCTTTGCAGTCGTCGCGGCCTGGGCCGCTGGCTGCTCGCTCGCGGAACAGGCGCAGCGCTTCATCGCGCCGCGCCTGCTCTAGTGCGCTTGCTTGTTCGAGGTACTTTTCGTCCAAGGCTCACAGCCCTCCGTTGGGAGCTGCAGGAACTGCAGAAGCCGGCACGTCTGCGAGGCCAGATCGTGATAGGCCTTCGCGACCTCGCGATGGTTCGCCTCCAGCTCCTGAATCGCGCCCGAGGTCGGCTGCGGTAGCGGCTTGGGGCGCGTGATCAGGTTGGCTGGTGGCTGCACCTCGATCGGGTCCGCCTCCAGCATTCGCGGCGCGCCAGAGCTGCAGGCGGTCATCAGGCAGCACGTAGCGATCATCAGCAGCAGTCGGCGCATTCGCGGCCTCCTTCGAAAGTCGTTGAAAAAGGGCATCGAGCGCGGCGCGGTCCTGCTCACGCAGCTCGCCGGCCTCGGCCGCGCGCTTGAGCGTGCTGCGGGTCTTGGCCTTCTGCTTCGTCTCGATGCGGGCATTGCCGTCTGCCGTGGCCTCGACGGTCGCGATGCGATCGCTCGCGCCACCCCAACTCCAGATGCCGTAGCCGACCAGCAGCAGGAGGCAGAGCACGACAGCCGCAGCGATCAGCTTCACCATGCCGGTCATTCGCAGCTCCCTCGGCCCCAGGTGCGATAGAGCTGCTCGTGCTGCCGCAGGATCACCTCGGGGTAGTGCGCGTTCTCGCGCTGGCTTGCCGGGTGGATGCCCGGATTGATGGCGCACGTCACGCCGAGGCACAGGCCTGGCTTCTCGCTGCGCTGCTGGCGCTTGTAGACCCAGCCCAGCCCCCCGTTGTAGGCCGACAAGGCGAAGGCCATGCGCTCGCAGGCGTTGTCAGCCTTGATGCGATCGAACAGCCACTTGTCGTAAGTGACCAGACCACGAAGCGCCCACGTCGGGTTGAGCGGCGCCCGCTCGCTCAAGCCGGCGTCCACGCCGCCTATCCATGCGGCCGTGGACGGCATGAACTGGGCGAGGCCTAAGGCACCCACGGGCGAGCGCGCATCGACGCGCCAGCGGCTTTCCTGATGCACCTGTGCGGCGAAAGTCGCCACGGGGGCCTCGAGGCCCCAGATGCGCTGCGCCTCGCGCTTGAGCGTGGCGCGGTGCTGCAGCGCTTCTCGCGGGATCGCCTGGGCGTGAGCCGGTGCACCGCAGCACGCCAGCATGGCCCCGAGCAGGAGCGCCGCGCCGATCAGGATCAGGACGTACCGGCCCAGGTCACGCACGAGACGAGCACGGGGCGGGGCGTAGCGCGTGGAGGTCCCATGCAGGAGCGGCGACGCGCTGCTGCGCCGGTCCCACCACAGAGCATTGCGCGGCATCACGTCAGGCGCCCAGGCCCACGCAGATCAGCGCGGCGGCGACGATGATCGCGCGGCGCAGCATGGCGTGGCCGTAGGCCGGGGCGGTCAGCGATGCGCCCAGGACGCCACACGCTGAATCGCCGGCCTCGGGCTGCGGCACCTCCTCGGGCTCTTCGAGGTACGTATGGGGACGGTCGTACGGGAACAGCGCGCGGTCGAGCCAGTAGCCCACCCAGCCGCCGAGCGACAGTAGATGTGCCTTGTAGATCGACACGGCGAGCACGTTGCCCGGCGAGGTGGACTGCAGCAGTATTGCAAGGCCGGCGAGGACCACCGACACCAGCAGCCAGGGGAGAAGACGCGAAGAGTTTTCGGGCATGGGCCACTCCAGACAAGATGAAAAAAAGGGCTCCCAATGGGAGCCCCTAATGTCTGGAAATGGCGCTGTCAGGTCATGGTGAAGCGCTTCACCGGAGTTACTACTTCGCGGCCACGGTGTCGAGCGACTCGACCTGTTCGTAGCAGGCCGCTTTGTACTCACCGAGTTGGACGGCATTGAAGCTCGGAGCGAACAGCGTGGCAGCATTTGTAAGCTGCTGCCTTCCCTCTAGCACCAAGGCAAGGTCGTTGAGATTGAGGACATAAAACTTCAATGCGATCGCGGCCGATCGGCATGCAGCAAATGGCCCGACAGGGGAAGTGCCGAACAGCGACTCCGCTCGTTTGACGAGTGCGTCGGCGTCGCGTAGGGCTTGGTGCCTTTCGGCGAGTGACTTCTTGTTCCAAACGCCCGTCGCGGCGACTGGCTTACCGAGTTGGTCGTACACGGCCCGTGCGTCCTTGTAGCTGGGCGCCTTTTGCGCTTGGGCATGGCCTATCACCATCAGTGCTGCCAGGGCAGCCGCAATTGCTTTCATTTCGAATCCTTCACCATTCATGAGTTGAGGCGCGAACGCGCCCGACGATCGAAACTCCGTGTGTTCTTGAAAGATCGATGTCGTAAGTCGGATAGTCCGTGTTTGCGCTGCTCACGCGCAACATCCCTTCGGGTAAGAGTTGGCAGTATTTGACGAGTAGCTCTTCGCCCTGCAGGAGCACATAGGCGCGTCCGCTCTTGGGCACGGTGTCACTGACATCCACGAGCACTTTGTCGCCGTCACCAAGGCGCGGGAGCATCGATTCGCCCATCACGTCGATGACCTTCAAGTGAACTGGATTGAGCCGCCGCTTTGCAAGCCACTTCTTGCTAAAACTGAGTCCTCCGGTTGCTAGCTCTTCCGCATTCACCGCGCCCGGCCCTGCGCTCGCTGCGACGGCGTGTTGAGGGATCACGACGAAATCGTCGTTGCTCGCGACACGCTGGCCCGTCACCACATAGGTGATGTCCACACCCAGCTCCGCCGCATTTCGAAGGTACTCCGCATCGGGGGAGCGCTCGCCTGCTTCGTAGTTGAACTGCGAGGTTTTGCTCACCCCCGCCTTGGTGCCGAAATCGGCCTGCGCGAGCCCGAGCCTCTGCCGTTCCAGCTTCAAGCGTTCGCCGATTTCCACGTTTGTTGACTTCATTCGTTTGCCTGTTGCGTTCACGGTGAATTCACCGTGAGCGGGCGGCGAGTATGTCATCAACAAAACGGCATGCCTAGGCAGGCGAAATCCTTCAATCGGAGGATTCCCTAGCGCTTAGCTCTGGAGTATTTCAACGAAACGACACTTTTTCGCTTGCGTTACCGCGTTTGTTGAACTACAGTTCCTCACTGTTGAATGTCAGTCAATCAACGGTCAACAAACGAGGTACTCATGTCATCAAGGAAAGCGGTTGTTTCGGGAAGTTCAGGGCGTCATGCCGACCCCCATGCGGCCAAGGAAGCGCTGTACGCGAAAGGCGTCACGCTCAAGGAATTCGCCGAGAAGAACGGCTTCAAGTACCGCACCGTCAGTGAGGTGGTGCGCGGCGTGAACAAGGGCCTGTACGGCGAAGGCCACAAGGTCGCCGTCGCCCTGCGGATCAAGTGAGGGCGATGGACATGGCAAAGAAGCAATCCACTGCCGTCGCTGCCGCGACCGAAACCGTGCCCCAAGCTGAAACGGCGCACGTTGTCCGTTTTGAAATCACCAGCGAAATCGTGGCCTACGCATCGCGCCTGGGCGCCGACCTCGGCGCTCCGGTTGAGGACAGGGCCGACCGTGCTGCTGAGCACATGAATCGCTCTCAGCGGCACGAGCTGGCGAGCGGCCTGCTGCTGGCGTCCATCAAGGCCGAATGCGAGCACGGCCAGTTCCTCGACCTGCTGTCCGAGCGTGGCTTCGAGGAGCGCAGCGCCCGCCGCGCGATGCAATATGCACAGTTCATCCTTTCGCGCTCAGACGACGAGCGCGAGTTCCTGATCGGCCAGCCCAAGAGCAAGGTTCTAGCGCTCGCCAGCGCGGATGCCGCAGTCATCGAAGACCTGCTCGAACACGGCGAGGACGGCGACCTCAACAGCCTGAGCGTGCGCGAGCTGCGCCAGCGCCTCAAGGACGCAGAGAAGTCCGCCGCCGACATCGCCGTGCAGCGCGATACGGCCGAAGCCGAACGTGATGGCCTCGCCAAGAAGCTCAAGAAGCGCAACCGCGACGCCGAGGACCACGACGGCACGCCCGTCGTGATCGCCGACATTCGCGCCGAGGTCGCGGCCCTGATCAAGAAGGGCGAGCTGTCCGCTGACTCTCTCTATCCGGTCCTCGACGAGCTGATCGGCTATGCCGGCCACGAGCAGGCAGGCACCTGGGTGCGTCCCTCGGTGCGCTACGCCCTCTCAGGACTCGTCGCGCTGCGCCTGCAGATCGACGGCCTGATCGACAAGGCTGTGGCGACGCTCGGCGAAGACAAGAAGCGCTTGCAGTCCAGCCCGGAAGGTCTGGCGTTCCTCGATGAAGGCGAGATCAAAGCCGTGGCCGAAGAGTGGCAGAAGCTGGTCGCGACCCACCAGCACGAGGCCGCGCTGCGCGAGCACGACCGCAAGCAGGCCAAGCCGCGAGGCAAGGGCCGCCCCGAGGCCGCGCCCAAGGCCCCCCAGGCCTAAGCCAGTTCACCCGACCCCCCTACAGGTGACGGCATGGGCGCAGTCCTCGCAATGACAAAAGACATCAGGCAGATGAGCGATCTTCCCGCTGCGCTGAACGGCGACCCCTGGGAAACCGCCAGCGAATCGGCCCGCAAGGTGGCGGGCTTCCGCGAAGCGCTCGTGTCTCCTCTGGCTGACCTCGTGAGCAAAGGGGTCAGCATCAACAACGCGGCGGCGCTGCTCAAGGCCCAGCTCGATGGCGGCATGGCGAACCCGCATACGGCGCACATCGCCCGCGTGCTGGGCTCCAAGGGCCTGAGCGTGCCCAACATCAAGCGCTGGCTGTCGGCGTACCTCAAGGGCGACAAGGCCTCGCTGCTGCCCAAGTACACCGGGCGCGTGCGCCAGGACTACGGCTGGGAAGCGCGCGCCGTGGCGCTCTACAACCTGCCCGGCAAGCCGGGCTATGCAGACGTGACCTCGAAGCTCATTCAGGAGGGCTTCGAGGACGTGACCGAGAGCCGGGTGAAGCGGTACATCAAGGCGCTGCCCGCCACCCTGGGCGAGTACAGCCCGGCGCGCGTGGGCAAGCACCTGCACCGCCTCACACGGCAGAAGTTCCAGCGGCGCAGCCTGGAGGAGGTCCACGTCGGCGAAATCTACGCGGGCGACGGCCACACGGCCGACTGCTACGTGGCGCACCCGAACACCGGCAAGCCCTTCCGCCCCGAGCTGACCTGCTTCATCGACACGAAGAGCAGCTACCTCGCCGGCTGGTGGCTCACGGAGGCGGAAAGCACCGTGTCCACCATGTTCGCGCTGAGCCACGCAATGCGTATGCACAACCACGTCCCGGCGTGGGTGTACGTGGACCGTGGGCCGGGCTACCGCGCCAAGCTGCTGAGCGACGAGTTCACGGGCTTCTACAGCCGCTTCGACATTGGCGTGATCGGCGCCCTGCCGGGCAACCCGCACGGCAAGGGCTGGATCGAGCGCTTCTTCCGCACCGTGCGCGACAAGCACGACAAGTTCTTCGCGGGCGGTCAGGTGTACTGCGGCGACGACATGGCGCAGGAGGTCAATCGCCGTCTGAGCGCCGACCTCGCAATGGGCCGTCGCACGCTGCCCAGCCTCAAGCAGTACGTCGATAGCTTCACGCAGTGGCTGGAGCACTACCACAACACGCCGCAGGACAAGCTCGGCGGCCGCACGCCCGCCCAGGTGTGGGCTGAGCTGCAGCCCGTCGCCGTCGAGATCGACATGGCCGCGATCGCGAGGCCTCGCGAAGAGTGCACGGTGGGCCGCCAGACCGTGCGCCTGCACAACCGCTTCTACTTCGCCGAGGCGCTCGCGCTGTACGACGCGAAGAAGGTCGATGTCGAGTACGACCTGCACCACGACAGCCGCGTGTGGGTCTTCGACAAGAAGGGCCGCTTCGTGGTCGAAGCCAAGCTCGTGAACAAGATCGGCGTGCTGCCTGCCAGCCGCCTCGAAGAGGGCCGCGACCGTCGCCTGCAGGGCCAGATCAAGCGCCTTGAGCGCAAGGCCGACGAAGCCAAGGCGCGCCGCAACGACCCGTTGACCGCAGGCGACCAGTTCGCCGAGCTGGAGTCCCTCGGCGGCCCGCTGCTGCCGCCTCCGCCACCCCCGCCACCGCCCGGCGGTCAAGTGTTCGACATCGACATCACCACCTGGAGGAAAGACGCATGAGCACCCCCAATCAAACCGCGCTGCCCGGCATGTCGGGTGCCAAGGCTCGCGCCTACCTGCCGCTGGACTTGGAAAAGGTCGAGCAGGTCACGCGCTGGCTCGCCGAGCACGGCAAGACCCGCGCGTGGCTGAGCAAGAAGGGCAACGTGCCGAGCGGCACGCTCAGCCAGATCCTCTCGGGCAAGTACATCAGCAGCCCGACAAAGCACCTCGACCTGCTGCTGTCGGTCATCGCGACCGAAACGGAGCGCCTCAACGACGGCACGCCCGGCTACATCCGTGGGCAGGTGCACAAGATGATGAACGTGGTGTTCGACCGCACCCGCAAGCATCAAAACTTCGGCGTCATCACCGGCTACGTTGGTGTCGGGAAGACGCGCACCGCGAAGGAATACACCGCTGCGGTGCCGCTCACGATCCTCGTGGAGTCGAGCCCGAACATGACGCCCGGCGTGCTGCTGACCGTCCTGCTCGACGCGCTCAACAGCCCGGTGCCGCCCGGCCTGGACCGCAAGTTTCGCGAGATCGTGCGCGTGCTCGGCGGCACGAACTACCTGCTGATCATCGATGAGGCCGAGAAGCTCAGCAGCAGCGCGCTCGAGTACCTGCGGCGCATCCGCGACATGGCGCGCGTAGGCATCGTTCTCACGGGCACGGAAAAGCTCTCCAACCTGATCAAGCCGCAACACGGGCAGTTCGACCAGATTCGCAGCCGCGTAGGGATGTGGCCGAAGACGATCGAGAGCATCGACCGCGATGACGCCGACGACATGGTGCGCGCAGCGTTCGCCGACCTGGGCGACGTGCCCGACGACATGCTCGATGCCCTGTGGGCCTACAGCAGCGGCAGTGCGCGGGTGCTGAACGAGAACCTGCTGCCGGCCCTGCGCGACTTCGGCAACCTGGGCAAGAACCCGCTCAGCGGTGAACTGGTGCACGCCGTGGCGAAGAAGGCGCTGTACATGGAGCGTCCGCGCGAGGTGCGGGCATGAGCACGCGCATCGGATGGATCAAGCGCCGCGCGCGTCAGTTCACGCGCGAATTCAACACGCCACGCCACAAAGCCGTGCGCTACGCGGCGGACGACTGGAAGGCGTTCAAGGGCCGCAAGCCCACATGCGAGGAGCTGGGCGTCTGCCAGGGCCGCGAGGGCTGCGGGTGCCCGCGCCCGAGCAGGGCCATGGAGGACTTCCGCCGCTTCCTGTCGCGCACCACCGGGGGGACACAGTGATGCGCCGCGCGAAGCAAATTCGCACGGTGCTCAACCGCCTGGGCGACGTGGCCCTCGTGGTCTTCGCGACGGGAGGCACCTACCTCGCCACCGAGGCCATGAACGACTACGCCGAGCGCAAGGTGGCTGCCGAGCAGCTCCAGCGCGTGCACACGGCCGGGATGGCCATCGGCGCCACGATGTGCGCGCAGGAGCCGCAGCCGTGAACCAGCCAGGCACAACACCCGGCCGGCACCTCGACCACGACACCTTGATGCTCTGGGTGGAGCTGGTGACCGAGGGCGGCTATCACAACCTGCGGCAGGTCCGCCGCACATGGTGCGCGGCCTGCGAGCCCGAGACGGTGCGCGAGCGGCTCGCTCGTCTGTGCGACTACGGCATGGTGCGCGAGCGTCGCGTAGGGGCCAAGCACGCCACCTACGGAGTGACGACGAAGTGCATCGCTCCCCCGGGCTATGAGCACCTCATGGGGGTGTCGTCTTGAGCGCGGCCGACCTCACGCATACGTGCGCGGTCTGCGGCGCCGAAGAAAGCCTCGACGTGGTGCTCGTGCGCATCTTCCCCGACGAGGACGTGCGCCTGCTGGTCGAGGAGCTGATCACCAAGGCCTTGCCGCTGGGCGACCTCCTGCTGCGCTACCTGCGGCTGCACAAGCCCGCCAAGCAGCGTCTGCGCATGTCCACGGTGCGCAAGGTGCTGGCCGAGCTGGTGCCCGACGTGCAGCAGACCTCGATCGAGCGCAAGGGCCGCGTGTGGCTGGTGTCGCCGGATCGTTGGAAGGCGGCCTTCCATGCGGTTTTCGATGCCGCCGACCGAGGCACGCTGCGCCTCCCGCTCGAAGGCAATGGCTATCTCTACGGCGTGCTGGCGAACATCGCCGACCGCCAAGAAGCCGCGAGCGAGCAGCAGCGCGAGCAGGACCGCCGCCAGCGTGTCAACGGCGAAACGCCGGCCCAGGCCGTCGAGCCGGCCGCGCTGCAGGCCCAGGTCGAGCAATCGCTGCCTCCCGATCCTGAGGCTGCTGCGAAGGCGGCAGCGATCCGACAGCAACTCAAGGACGACCGCGCCGCGCGATTGGCCCGGCAGCAGGAAGGCGGCCAGCCGTGACGGTCAACGCCAATCAGTTCCTCTACTTCCTGGAGTTCAGGCAAGAACTGTTGCAGGCCGTCCGAGACGGTCACACGGTGGTCGATTTCTCGCACATGTGGGGCGGTGAAAGCGGCTATGGCTGCCGCGCAGCCCCTCGGCTCGATATCGAGTTCGAAGCGCGCATTACCCGAGTCAACGGCGAGGCAGTGCCTCGTATCAAGCAGAGCAAGAAGGCAACGAAGAAGGAACCCAAGCAATGACGACTGAAAACACCATCCCTCCCGGCTACTGGGAAGACGCCAAGGGCGCCCTGTTCCACGTCAGCAAGATCAGCGACATCGACAAAGAACGCACCCGCGTCGTGACCGAGCTGTGCGAAGGCGCGAAGGCTCTGAACTCGCAGATCACGGGATTCAAGCTGATGGCGGCTCAGGTGATCGATGACTTCATCCTGCGCAGCGCCGAGCAGTACAACGTCGTGCTGCGCGGGTCGAGGGGCAAGGGCAACATCACGATCGCCACCTTCGCCGGCAACTACAAGATCATTCGGCAGGTCTCGGACACGCTCGCATTCGATGAGCGTCTGCAAGTCGCCGAGCAGCTCATTGCCGACTGCATTCAGGACTGGAGCAAGGGCAGCAAAGCCGAGATCAAGTCGCTGGTGAACAACGCCTTTCAGGTGGACAAGGCGGGAAAGATCAGCACGAGCCGCGTGCTCGGCTTGAAGAACATCGAGAGCGACGACCCGCGATGGCTGCAGGCGATGCAGGCCATCAGCGACAGCATGCGTATCGTCAGCTCGAAGAGCTACACGCGCTACTACGAGCGCGACGCCAAGAGCGGCGATTACTTCCCGATCGTGCTGGACGTGGCGGCTGTATGAGCGCGAAGAACCAGCGTCCGTCGGACGACCAGATCACCGAGGAAATCCTCGCGCTGATCAACGTCAAGCAGCTCGTGAAGCCCCGTACGGCCTTCGGCGACGACAACCACGCGGCGATCGATGCGCAGCGCGAAGTCCTCGCAGAGCGCCTCTCCATGGATGTCATCTACGACCGCTTCGGTAGCGATGAAGAAGACGAGGACGCGTTCGACGACATCTTCGATCAACACGCGCTCGATGCGGCCCTCGAAGCACGCGCATGGATGTCCGGTGAGCGCGACGTAGACGCCGGGCGGCCCAGCAAGGGATGGGGAGTGCCTGTCTGATGAATACCGAGCCCGCATCGCCCTGGTGGCCTGTGGAGGACGCCGAACAGCCCAAGACGCCGATCGGACCGACCGACGTTTGACCCGGTTGTCTCCTTGATCGAGTTGGACCGACCGGCCGGCAACCGATCTTTCCCCCGGCCCAGCGCCGGGGACTTTTCCTAAAGCGTCGGAGGTCGGCGCTTCACGAAGGGCAAGACGAACATGACGCACAGCACCCCTGCTGATCACCACCTGATCGACACCAGCCGCGAGCCGACAATGGCTGACCACTGGCACTCGAAAGATGCCGAAATCGCATGGCTGCGCTCGAAGGTCTTCGAGCTGCAGTTCCAGCTCGAAGGCCGGCGCGGTGCGTCGAAGGCCACCGAGTGGACCGGTGCGCTGCTCGGCGCGATCGGCGCGATCCTGCTTGCCACCAACTTCCATCCCGGTTGGGGCTTCGCGTTCTTCCTCGCGAGCAATGCCGTGTGGCTGCGCTATGCAGTGCCCGCCCGCCTGTGGGGGATGGTTGCGCAGCAAACCGTCTTCACGGGCACGAGTGTGATGGGTCTGTGGGTCTGGTGGGTCGAGCCCGTCTACACATCCTCGCGCTTCGCCATGCTGTTCGTGTCGGTCGCGGGCGAGCTGCTCGCCTGGATGATCCCGGCGCTGATGTTCTTCGGTGGGCTCGCCGCGGTCCTCTACTGGATCGGCGCGGTGGCCTTCAAGCGTCGCAAGGTCGCAGGGAGCGCAGCGAAGTGAGCACCGAGGCCGAGTCGGACACCTACATGCCGCCCCCGAACGGATGGTGCTGCTTTCACTGTGGAGACACCTTCGCATTCACCCGGGGCGGATACCGCCGAGCGCGGGTGCACTTCGGGGCAACGCCGGACTGGGCGCCCGACTGCATCGAGCGCCGGACCGCACCCGATAGCACGCTGCTCGATGAAGCACGCCGCGCGCGCATTGCGAGCACTGAGTTCCTGAAGGAGCGCGACGAGGCGATCAGCGAGGCAGAGATCGCCTCCTGCACGTTGCGCTCGTGGGAGGGCGCCATCAAGGGCGCGAAGACCTCGCACGACGCCCGATGCGCCTTCGAAACGATGGAGGGCCGCGCGCTGGCCGCCGAGGCTGTGCTGTGCGAGCTGCAGCGCACGGCTCCTGATGCGCTTCTCGCGGCCCGAATCGCGGTCTGCGGGCCGGGCACCTACTATCCGCTGCCGCAGCTCAAGGGCATCGAGGTGGTGACGTGGGTTTCGGTTGCCACCGAGAAGCCCGATGCCGACACCACGGTGCACATCACGCTCGACCCGGAAACGTCCAACGAACCCGTGTGGCTCGGCTACTTTGACGGCGAGGTGTGGCGCGACACCGAAGGCCGTGAAGTGCGCGTCCTCTACTGGGCTCAAATGCTGCGTGGAGGCCTTCAATGCGTCTGAAAGGCCTCTCTGCCGTCGACCTCTTCGCAGGCTTGGGGGGCATGACCGAGGGCGCCCGGCAGGCGGGGATCGCCGTGAAGTGGGCCGGCAACCATTGGGTTCCTGCGGTCGAGTGGCATGGCGTCAATCACCCGGACACTGTCCACGCGCTGCAGGACGTGACGCAAGCCGACTGGCGATATGTGCCAGGGCATGACATCCTGCTCGCGGCCCCTGCCTGCCAGGGTCACAGCCCGGCGCGCGGGAAAGAAAAGCCGCATCACGACGCGTTGCGCGCAACCGCGTGGGCCGTCGTTGATGCTGCTGCCTACCATCGTCCGGCGGCTGTCGTGGTCGAGAACGTCAAGCAGTTCGCGACCAAGTGGGCGCTCTACCGGGCGTGGTGCGAGGCGATGCATGCGCTCGGCTATGCCCTGTCGCCCATGCTGCTCAACGCAGCAGACAGCGGCGTGCCGCAGGAGCGCATCCGGCTCTTCATCATCGCCACGCGCAGCAAGCATCCGATCGCACTGCGCCTGTTCAAGCGCGACCATGTTCCCGCCTCGTCCTTCATCGACTTCCACGCAGGCCAGTGGGCCCCCGTGGTCCACAGCAAGCGCAAAGCCGCCACTCTCGCGCGAGTCGCGGCCGGGCGCGCCCGCTTTGGCGATCGCTTCTTGATGCCGTACTACGGCAGCGGCTCGGGACTCACCGGCCGCTGCCTGTCTCGCCCGATTGGGACCATCACCACCGTAGACCGATGGGCTGTGGTCGATGGCGATCGCATGCGCATGCTGACTAAGGAAGAGGACCGGGCGGCGATGGGCTTTCGCGGCACGTACAAGATTCCGACCAACCACAAGCTGGCCGTGCACATGCTCGGCAGTGCCGTGTGCCCGCCGCAGGCCCACGACGTGCTCGACGCTCTTTCGGAGGCCCTGTGAAGCCAGCTCCCGAGGTGATCAACAAAAAGCCATTCCCGAAGAATCCCGCGCCCAGCTCGTGGGATGCCACGCGCCGCCGCGAGCTGGGCCTGATCCACATCGCGAAGAAGCACTTCGAGCAGACGCAGGGCATGACGCGCGACGACTACGAGCACGCCATCCAGACCGCGACCCGCACCACGAAGACCAGCGCTTCCGACCTGACCCACTCAGAGCGCAACATGCTGCTGCAGCACTTCAAGACCATGGGCTTCGTGGTGGTCGCGCGCGGCGAGCGCAAGCGCCTGGACACACCGCAGCACAAGAAGCTGCGGGCGATGTGGTACGCCCTGGCCGATGTTGGCGCGGTCGAGCGACCCGAGACGGCTGCGGACTGCGATCACGCCGTCGAGGCGTGGGCCAAGCGCCAGGGCAACGGCAAGGTGGGCGCCATCGAGCGCCTGCGCTTCGCCGATACCAGCCAGCTCCACAAGCTGATCGAGGAACTGAAAGCCTGGGGGCTGCGCGTTGGCGCGAGCCTGATGTGATGCAAGAAGCTCAAGCCGTACCTGTCAACCTCGAAGCGCTGCCGCCGATGATGCGCGACCTCGTGCGCGTGATCGGGCTCACCGCCACGCTGCGCCTGATCGGCTCGCAGGGCGGAACCCGTATCACGGTGCCGCACAAGCTGCGGGAGCACGACCCAATCGCGGTGCTGCTGGGCCTCGAGGTGTTCAGCAAGCTCGTGGAGGAGTACGGCGGCGAGTACCTCACGCTGCCCAAGGGCGACTCGTACCTGCGTGAGCTGCGGCACGAGCAGGTGCGAGAGTTCGGTCGCAAGGGCATGCATGTGGACGACATCGCCGAGGCCACCGGCTACACCCGCCGCCACGTCTTCAACATCTTGGGCGGGTATGCAGACACGCGCGACACGTTCACAATGGACCTGTTCGGCGAGCCGAGCGAAGCGGCCGATGTGCCGCGCGAACCAGTCGAAAGCCGGCCCGGACACGCAAACGACCCCTTCGGCCTGGGTGCTCGGATTCCGTAGGCCTCCGGACCCTGTTTAAAACCGCCGGAATCCCGTTTAAAACCCGCGCAACGGAAAAATCCATACATCCGGCGCCCCGACCCCGCCGCGACGCTCCTAGGCCCTCTTTTTCGGACCCCTCGCACAAGCAAGCCCGGTGAACCGCTTCACCGGGTTTTTTTTCGTCTCGATCGGCAAAGTGCGGCCATGCCTCAAGCCGCACCACCCACTCCGAAGACCTCGGCCAAGCCCAACACCCTGACCGGCCTTGCGGGCTGGGTCGAGGTCTTCCGGGCTGGCGCCCACGTAGACAGCAAGGGGCGCCGCTGCACGTTCAGCCGCGAAGACCTCGACCAGATGATCGAGAACCACAAGCTCGGTGCCGCGCCGGCCGTGCTGGGCCACCCGAAGCACAACGACCCGGCCTATGCCCAGGTCGAGAGCTACAAGCGCGACGGGGATCGCTTGTTCCTCAAGTTCACCAAGATCAATCCCGACTTCGAGAAGGGCGTCGAGTCCGGCGCCTACTACAACCGCTCGCTGTCCGTCTTCAAGGACGACGCGCACGGATGGCGCGTGCGTCATGTCGGATGGCTCGGCGCTGTGCCGCCCGCAATCGACGGTCTGCAGCCTGTCGAGTTCTCGGATGGCGACGCGGACATCTACGAGTTCGGCGCCCCGGGCTATGCGCTCGTGTGGGCCGTCGAGTCCGCCGGGAAGCTGATGCGCGGCCTGCGCGAGTGGATCGTCGCCGAGAAAGGCATCGAGGAAGCCGACAAGGTGCTGCCGGTGTGGCAGATCGACGGCGTGATCGAAGGCGCAAGCCAGGCCCGCACTCAGTACCGAGAGGCCGATCCCGGCCGCTACTTCTCTCAACCCGAAAACCCTGGAGGTTCAATGTCCGTCACCAAGGAAGCGCACGAGGCCGCGATTGCCCAAGCGCGCAAGGAAGCTGAAGACAGCGCAGCCGCGAACTTCGCGGCGAAGGATCAGGAGCTGATCCGCCTGCGCGCCGAGCGCCGCGACGAGCGCATCGCTGCGCAGATCAAGGAATGGAAGGCGGCTGGCACGCTGCTGCCCGCCCACGAGTCGGGCCTCTCCGAATTCATGGCCGCGCTCGAAGACGCGGGCGCGGAGTTCACCTTCGCGGCCGGCGACGGCAAGGACGCGAAGAAGACCCCCTCGCAGTTCTTCGCCGATTTCATGGCTGGCCTCGGTCCGCTGGTCAAGCTCGGTCGGGTCGGCGGTGCCGAGAGCGATCCCGGCGACACCGGTGTCGTCCCGACGAGTGCGCGTGAGATCGCGAAGGCGGCGAGCGACTTTCAAGCGTCCGAGGCGCTCGCTGGCCGCGCGATCAGCATCGATGCGGCTGTGGCGCAGGTCACCAGCAAGAAGGCCTAAGCCAAGGTCCGTCACCTTCAACTACCGGAGAACCTCATGGGCATTAACAACCTGTTCCGCGCGCGCGTTGCCGAGGCCGCGATCGCCGAGTTCCTGATCATTAAGGCCGGTACGGCTGCCGGGTCCTGCGTGGTCGCGGCTGCGGCGACCGACAAGCTGCTGGGCACCAGCGACGAACTGCCGCACGTCACGGGCGAAGTGGTGGACATGGCCGTGGGTCCCGTCCCCTTCGTCCGGCTGGGCGGCACCGTCGCAGCCGGCGATGCGCTGACCAGCGACGCCAACGGCAAGGCCATCGCGACCACGACCACCGGCAATCGAATCATCGGCTTCGCCGAAGTCGCGGGCGTGGCAAACGACGTGATTACCTACCTGCGCGCGCCCGGCGTCATCTGATCGCCCGCCACTGTCTTTCGCTGTCACACAACCCGTTCACGACCCACTCACAGGAACTTCCGACATGAAGCATCCCTTCGTCATCGTCCCCTCGCTGTCCGCAATCGCCATTGCCTACACGCAGGGCAACCTGATCGCCGACAAGGTGCTGCCGCGCGTGCCCGTCTACACCGAGACCTTCAATCACCTCAAGTTTTCGCTCGCGGACGCCTTCAACGCGCCCGACACCCGCGTCGGTCGCAAGAGCGCGCCCAACCAGATCACCTGGGGCTCTGATCTCGTGCCCGCATCGGTCGAAGACCATGGCCTCGATTCCCCGGTGCCGAACGCGGACATCAAGGCCCACGAGATGGCCCAGCAAGCGGGCACCGGCTACGTTGCCCAGGCCGATCCGCTGAGCCGCGCGACGAAGATGGTCATGCAGACCGTGCAGAACCGTCGTGAGAAGCGCGCCGCCGACCTCGTGTTCAACGCGGCCAGCTACGGCGCGAACAACAAGGTCACGATGACCGACAACTTCTGGGACGACTACGCCGACAGCGATCCGCTGGGCCAGATCGACGACATTCTCGACGGCATGGTGATGCGCCCGAACGTCCTGACCGTGGGCCGCCGGGTTGCGTCCAAGCTGCAGCGCCATCCGAAGGTCTGCAAGGCGGTGTTCGGCAACAACACCGATGCGGGCAAGGTGCCCCTCGCCGCGCTGGCGGCCGAGATCGGCCTGGAAGAAATCCTCGTGGGCGATGCCTGGATCAACACGGCCGCGCCCGGCCAGCCGGCGGTGCTCGTGCGGTGCTGGGGCAATCACGCCGCGTTCACGGTGCGCAACAAGGAAGCCGACACGCAATTCGGCGTGACCTTCGGCTACACCGCGCAGTTCGGCGACCAGATCGCCGGCACGATCGAAGACCCCGACGTGGGCCTGCGTGGTGGCCAGCGCGTGCGGGCCGGTGAATCGGTCAAAGAACTGGTCACCGCCAACGACCTCGGCTACTTCGTGCAGAACGCGATCAACCCGTAAGGAAATCCCGAAGAGGGCGCGATAGACCGCGCCCAGCCGATGAAGCGCTGAACCGGGCGACGGGGCGAGCGCAGAGGACATGACGAAGGCGGGGAAGGCTTGTCGCCCAGGCTCCCGCCGCTTGTTCTTCACACATGGAGTTGCACATGAGCAAGATTCTTCTCGGCCTGCAGTTGCTGATCGCACTGTCGGCTCTGCGCCAGAAGGGAAAGGTCATCCCCGAGGGTGAACCGGTGCAGCTCACGCCCGAGCGCGCCAAGGCGGTGATCGACTGCGGCGCTGCGCGGCCCGCGACCGAGGCCGAGATCGCCGCCTACGAGGCGGGCGAGTCCCTCGACGCCGACGCCGATGCCGATGGCGACGCCGATGCCGATGCCGATGCCGATGGCGATGGCGATGGCGATGGCGATGGCGATGGCGGCGACGGCCAAGGCGCCGATGTGGCTGCAGCCGGTTCGGAAGTGAGCGAAGCCCAGGACGCCGCCAGCAGCGCCCCCGCCACGCCGCCCGCCCGCAAGACGCCGGCTGCCAAGAAGGCACCGGCCGGAAAGCGCGGCTCGCGCAAGCCCGCCGCCAAGCCCTCGACCAAGGCCTGATCGATGCCCTATGCCACGCCCGAACGGTTCATCGAGTCCTATGGGCTCGAAGAGACTGTGCAGCTCCTCGCAGACGAGGAGAAGCTGCTGACCGCGCAACTGCTCAAGGATGCGCTCGCGGGCTCGTGGACGGGCTCGCCGAGCCAGGAAGAGAAGGACGCAGCGACGGCCGCTGTAGCGCGCTTCACGCGCAAGGCCGAGACGCAATCGAACTTCATGGATGGCTATCTACGCCCGGCCGTCGTGCTGCCGCTGTCCCCCGAGGATGCCAACGCCGGCACCCTGGAGGAATGCTGCCTCGCGCTGGTGCGCTGCGCCCTGTCCGACGACGCGGACAACTCGACCGAGCAGATGGTCGGCTGCTGCAAGGACTGGCGCACATGGCTGCGCGACATCGCAAACGGCAAGGTCAAGCTCGCGGGCGCGGGAGGTCAGGCCGTGCCTCAAAGCGGCGGCACGCGCACCGGGAAGTCGAAGACCCTCTACCAGTGGCCGGGCCATGCCATCGGCCCCTGGAGGGAGCGGCCATGAGCGGCGTCGAGCTACGCGCCGGTTTCAACAGCGAGCCCATCCGGCTGCACCTCGCGCGTCTCGCGATCGCGAACGCCGAGGGCTACACCCGCGCCCGGGAGGACATCGGCGAGTACATGGTCGGCGAGGTGCAGGACAACCTCGACGGGCAAAAGCTCTTCGACGGCTCGGCGATGCCGCAGAGCAAGGCCGCGATCGCGCGAGTGGGCAAGACCCTGATCGACAAGCACCACCTCTACGACAGCTACGTCTACCAGCTCGCGCCCGGCGGTGTCGCCATCGGCTCGGATATGGTCTACGCGAGGATTCATCATTTCGGTGGCAAGACGGGGCGCGGCAAGAAGACCGAGATCGAGGCCCGTCCCGTACTCGGCGTCGGCACGGCCCAGGAACGCGCGATCGGAGACATCCTGATCGCAGAGATCGAGGCGATGCAGGCATGAGCGCGCTTCTCCTCGACAAGACGATCGCTTACGTGCGTGGCTGCTTCGACAAGCGGGCCGTGACTCAGGTGCTTCCCTATGGCGGCGAGTTCAGCTCGGCCGAGATCCCGTTCAAGAGCTACTCGTGCCCGGCCATCTTTGTGTCGGTGCTCGGCTGGACTCCCAAGCCGGCCGGGCAGCGCCTCGCGGGCCGGGGCGTTCGCTCGGTCAACATGGCCGCCTTCATCGCCTTCAAGGCCACCGACCGCGTGCAGCGCATGAACGGTGCGGCGCTGCTGGCCGACCAGCTCTGTGCCAGCCTGTCGAAGTGGACGCCGACCAAGGCCGACGAGCCCGTGTCGCTGATGCCACTGGACACCGACCCCACGGCAGAGAACCTCTACGGCCGCGCCGTCGATGCAGTCGGACAGGCCCTCTGGGTGGTTCGCTGGGTGCAAGACCTCAAGGTGAACGTCCAGCCCGGCCAGCTCTTCGACCTGCTCGCGATCCACATCGATGAGCACTACCAACCCGGCACGGTGCCCGCGCCCGCCGATCCGGATCGGCCGCCGCTGACCGTGACCGATGCCATTCACTTTTCGCAGGAGCCCTGATGACCCGAACCGCCACCACCAAGCCCGCCAGGACCGCCGCCAGCAGCCCGCAGTTCGAAGCCGATGCCAGCACCGCCACCGTCACCGAAAACGCGCCCAAGGCCGCAGCGCCGCGCCTCGGTGAAATGGTGCACGTCACGGTCGCCGAGGGCGTGCGCCTCAAGAACAACGAGACGGGCGCCTTCTTCGTCGCGGGTGTGCCCACGCCCCAGACCGTGACCGCCACCACGCTGCGCCGCCTGGATGACGGCGACTTCGAGATCGTGGACGCCTCGATCTAACACCCTCAACCCTCGATCACTGGAGAACCCATGTCGATTCCCAACCTCCTGAGCCTCAACTTCCTGGTGCCGTTCGTCGCCAACAAGCTCGACTTCAAGCGCGCGATCCGTGGCCTGCGCGGCATGCCCCGTCGGCTGCTGCTGATCGGCCACAAGCTCACGGCCGGCAGCGCGCCGCTCAACACGGTTCTGACCGTCTCGACCGAGACGGACGCGATCGAGCGCTTCGGCGAGGGCTCGATGCTGCTGGCGATGTGGCGCGCGGCGAAGGCGAACGCCGATCTCGGCCTGCCGATCGACTGCATCGCGATCGCGCCGGGCAACACGCCGATCTCGGCCACCACCACGATCGTGGTTGCGAACACGGGCGGCACCGTGGCATTCCCCGGCGAGGTGATGCTCTACATCCACGGCAAGCGCATCAGCGTGGGCGTCACGACCTCCGACACCGACGCGACCGTCGCGACGAAGCTGATCGCGGCCATCAGCGCGCAGGCTTCGCTTCAAGTCACGGCCGCCGCTGGCACGAACCCCGGCGAGGTCAAGCTGACCGCGAAGTGGGGCGGCCCCACCGGCAACAGCATCGACGTGCGCGGCGCCTTCTACGACGAGGACCGCCTGCCCGCAGGCCTCACGCTGACGATTCCCGCGATGTCCCTGGGCGCGGTGAATCCAGACGTGTCGCCGGTCATCACGGCAATCGGCCTGAGCCGCCCGACCGAGATCGTGTGCCCGTTCCTCGACAGCACGAACCTCAACCTGCTCGAAACCGAGTTGGCGGCGCGCTGGGAAGCGAACAACATGCGCGACGGCATGGTGATCAACGCGATGCGCGGCACCGAGTCCGAGATCACCACGTTCCTCAACGGCCGCAACAGCCCGCACGTCCACACCATCACCACGACCAAGGACCTGACGAACCCGTGGGAAACCGCCGCCATGGCCGGCGCGGCGATCGAGAGCCAGGCTTCAAAGGACCCGGCCATGCCCCACACCGGCATCCCCCTGCTGGGCTACATCGGGCCGAAGCCTGCGCTGCACTGGACCATCGACCAGATGAACAACCTCCTGCAGGCTGGCGCCTCGCCGCTGGAGGTCGGCCAGGACTCGACCGCCAACCTGCTGCGCATGGTGACGAACTACACGCTCAGCAGTGCCGGCGCGCCCGATCGCTCGATGGCCGAACTGTGCTGGCTCAAGACCGCGAGCTACAAGCGTTGGTACAACGTGACGGAGTTCCAGAGCAAGTACCGGGGCTACAAGCTCGCCCAGTACATCACCGACCCGATCCCGGGTCAGAAGATCATGACGGCGCAGCTCGCCGAAGAGATCATGCTCGGCATCTACAAGGTGTTCACCGACGTGGCTCTGTGCCAGAACCCGAGCTACTACAAGGACACGCTCGTGGTCGAGATCGACGGCGTGAACCAGAAGCTGCGCATCATCGATCAGCCGGTGCTCGTGACGCAGCACTATCAGACCGAGATCAGCTCGGAAGTCGTCGGCGGCACCGTCTGACGCCGCGCCAACCCGCAACCTAGGAGAGACACATGGCAGGCGAAAAGAGCCTTTTCCACATCGATGAACTGGTGATCGACGGCGCGCCCATCGCGATCGAGGACAGCACCGCGCAGATCACGGGCGCGGCGCGGTGGGAGAACACGGTGGTGCCGAGCGGTACGGGCGATGACTACAACTCCCGCAAGCGCGTGCCCACGACGATCACCTTCAAGCTGCAGTTCGGTGCGAACGAGTCGGTCGAAGACTTCTCGTTCGTGAGCGACTCGCAGGTGGTGTGCCGCGACAAGGTGAGCGGCAAGCGCGCGCTGATGCCGCGCTGCTCGTTCGCGTCGCTCGGTGTGATCGGCGCGGGATCGGTCGATGTCACGCTGAACGTGCTGGCTCCGATCCAGTGGGTTTGATGGAACTCTGAAGAGGCCGTGAGGCCTGGACCGTGGAGAGAGGGGGCCGGTATTGACCGGCCCCCTTTTGCGTTCAAGGCGCTAGGATGACCGCCCCACCACCACGGAAGGAGTGAGATATGCCATTCGCAGATCGGTTCGAAGACGGTGACGCAAGAGACTACTTGCGGGAGCTGATCAATCACGATGCGCTCGAAGGTCCTGCACTGGGCATTGCCAAGCTGGTGATCGATAGAGGGCCTGGAGCGCTTTCCGAAAAACAAGCCTACGTCTTCGAGCAATCGGTGTCTGACTATGTCGTGCCAGCATGCAATGGCTGCGGTGCCCCGATCCCCTGGTCGGAGATGTACGCGGCGACGGACAACGGAAAGCTGTGCTCCTGGTGCTGGCACATGAGAGAGAACGCCAGGGAAAGCTAGGTAGCATCAGTCAAAACGGGCCGTTCATTCGGCCCGTTGTCATTTGGTGGGTGAAGCGCTTCACCATGACGCGAGGCGATCCGATGCCGAAACTCGGCGCCATGCACCCCCAGCCCACCCCCATCACATCCGCTCCGGGCATCCCGGACCTTTTCTCCCTGACCCTCGTTGACGGGCTCCCCGTTGATCGCGAGGGCGCCGTCATCCGCTATCACACCGTGCGCCTGCGCGAGACGGGCATCGCCGAGGAGCGCGCAGCGGTTCGGCAAGCCGAGCGGGTCGCCACGGTGGGCGGTGTCGCGGAACTGCTGGTGAGCAGGGCCGATTTCAGCTTTGCGATGACCGTTCTTCACATCGAGTGCTTCGAGTGCGACGGCGCGAAGATTCCGGCGGCAGTGATCGACGGCAAGGTGGTCGGCAAGCTCAGCGAGCATGACTTCCGCCTGATCGAACAGCGCGTCTACCTGATCGAGCTGGCCGCCCAGGTCCGCTATGGCGTGATCACGCACGAGGAGTTCCATGCCCTCTCCGGCGGCGTCGCGCCGAGCGCCGCCCCTCAGCCCGTGGGCCAGACTTCGGACGTGGGAGCGGATGCTGCTGCGGGTGAGTCTGGCCCTCAAATGCTCGCCGACTTCGCTGGAGCGGGAACCGCTGGCGCGCCTGCAGTGGATGCACGCTGAGATCGCGGCGGCTGGAGGTTGACCCATGCGTGAGCTGAAACTGCGATACCTGATCGATCTCGTCTCGAACATCAGCGCTCGGGCGAAAGCCGACGCCGAAGCGATCGAGAAGTCGCAGAAGGTGATGCAGGGTGCGATCACCGGCACCAGCAACAAGCTCACCAACTGGAACGACCTCAACAGCAAGACGACGCGCAACACCGCTCTGCTGCAGGATTCGCTTACAGGCGCTTCGAACAAGTTCACCGCGCTGGATCGCGTGGTGACCCGGTTTGGCTACAACAGCAGCACCGAGCGCCAAGTCGCCTATGTGCAGCGACTGTCGGCCTCGGTCGATCAGGCGAACGCGCGGGTGTCGAGGCTCAGAACCTCCCTTGCCAATCTCTCCGACAAGGCGCCCGAATACGCCGCTGCGACTGCAGGAGGCTACTACGGGGGAAAGCGCGCGGTCGCGCCGTTCATCCGCGACTACAGCAACCTCGAAACCGCCACCTCGGACCTCAAGGTGGCGATGCTCGATTCCACCGGCAAGGTGTCCAAGGACTTCGACAAGATCGCGGCCGAGGCGAAGGTGCTGGGCGAGAAGCTGCCGGGTGGGACTAAGGATTTCATGCTCGCGGCTCGCGCGCTGATCGAGCAAGGTGTGCCTACCAACGTGATCGCGAATGGCGGGCTGCGGGGCGCCAGCTATTTCGGCGCATTGGTCGGCATGGACCAGTACCAAGCCGCTACGACCGTTGCGAAGGTGCGAGAGGCTCATGGGTTGAAAGACGACGAGTTGGTGCCTGCAGCCGACCTGATGCAGCGCGGCCGGTATGGCTTCGGCATCACGCCGAGCGACTATCTCGAAGTGGCGAAGTACGCGGCTCCAACGTACAACGCCATGAAGCTGAATGGCCTGGATCAGATGAAGGAGCTTCTCGCCATCCAAGGTCTTGCGGCGCAGGTTGGATTGGAGGCTTCCAGCTTCGGAACCAACTACTCGCAGATGCTCGTGCGGACTGCTCAGATCAACTCGCGCACGAACCGAAAAAGCAAAGAGGCCAAAGAGGTGAAGGCGCTACTCGCCGAGCACGGCATTGAAATGGAGTTTTTCAACAGCAAGGGCGAATGGGCTGGCAACCGGAACATGGTCGCCCAGCTCGAGAAGCTCAAGCCGCTCTCGACCGAGGAAAAGCTCAAGGTCTCGAATCGTCTCTTCGGTGTGGAGGCCGGCCGTCCAGCTCTGAGACTTGCCGATGCCGGCGTCGAGGGCTACGACAACGCCCTGAAGACGATCGACTCGCAGGCGAGTCTCGATTCCCGCATCGACATGAAGATGCAGACCTTCGCGGCCAAGTTGGAAGCCCTCGGCGGCACCATCGAAAACGTGCGGGCGCAGATCGCCAAACAGTTCGGCGACGCCTCGAAGCCGATGCTCGATCGCATGGTGAACTTCGTTAGCGGTCCGCTGCAAGGCTTCTTCGAAGAGAACCCGACCGCCGGAAGCGCAGCGCTCGCCGCTGGTGGTGCCGCCAGTGCATGGATCGGCGCCCGTGCGTTCAAGTCGGGAGCGAGCTACCTATCAAACCTGCTGCGCGGCACGCCCGCAGCGGGTGCAGTTGCTGGAGGCGCGGCAGAGGCCGGCGCTGCTGGGGGTGCGGCGTCGGCCGCTGCCGCCGCCTCCGGCGCCTCTCGGCTCGGCGCATTCGCGCGGTTCGCCGCGTGGAATCCGCTCATGCTGATCGAGACGCTGACGGGGCCGAGCGATGAAGACATCCAGCGGCTTCACGCGATGGACCGCGAGAAGGCCGGCTACCGTGGCCGAGGCTTCGATGACCCGAGGCGCCTGGACCGCACCGCGCCGTCGCCCGACCCGACCGTGCAGGGGGCCATCAATGGCCGCTTCGCCAGCGGCTTGCCGATCCCCCGAATGGACTTCGTGACGCTGACCGCTCCGGGTGCCACGGCCGAGACGCTCAAGCCGGGCCAGTCCACCGAGGTGAGGGTCGGCGAGGGCAAGCTGTCGATCGCCGTGTCGATCAGCGATGACCGTGTGACCACGCGCACCACCGTCACGCAGCAGCCTTCCCTCGTGCGCATCGACGCGGGCAACACCAACCCGGGAGCCGGCAATTGAGCTGGATCGACCAACTGCTGCCGGCCTCGTTCCGGGGCGTTCCCTTCCATGTGGACGACATCTCGCACTGGGCCGGCGACACGGTGGTGGTGCGGGAGTACCCGTTCCAAGACCTGCCGACTGTCTTCCGCATGGGCGAGGCCGCCGAGGAAATCCGGTTCTCGGCCTACGTCATCGGCGACGACTACATCGCTCAGCGTGAGGCGCTGCGCGAGGTGCTCACGGGCGAAGGCGTGCTCGTGCACCCGACCGCCGGCTCGATTCGCGCCTACGTGGCCGGCCGGTTCGGCATCAAAGAGAACCCGACCTATGAGGGCGGCGTCGCTCGCTTCGAGCTGACCTTCATTCGCGCCGAGTCGCGCCGCTATCCCACGGGCGTGCCCAACACCGAGGGCGATGCCGAGGACGCGGCCGACGAAGCGGCGGATGCGGCCGAAGAACAGTTCGCCGCGGAATTCGAGCTCGACGGCCTGCAGGGCTGGGTCGCGGATTCCGCGCGCTCCAGCATGCGATCAACCCTCGACGCGGTGTGGGGTCAGGTCGGGGAGCTTGCGAGCGGCCTGGGGGCGCTGGGTGGCCTTGGCGCGCCTGCTGCGCTCGGCTCCCTGGAGTCGCTGGCGTCGATGGAGGGCCTCGGCTCTCTGCGATCGCTGGCGGCATCGGGTGCGCTGGGCGATCTCGGCGACATCGGCATGCTGGCCGACTTCGGCAACGCACTGATCGGGGGCTTTCAGGCCGCGAGCCAGGGCTTCGACGCGCTGGTGCTGCAGCCGCGCGCGCTGGCTGGCGCGCTGCGCAGCCTGTTCGAGCTGCCCGTGCAGCTCCCGCAGCCGCTGGCCGGCCGCTATCAGGCCGCATTCGCCGGGCTGTTCGTGATGGCGCCGCTCCTGCGCCGCAACGTCATCGAAGTGCCCATCGTGCCCGAGCCGGGCGAAGGGCTCGTGATGTTCGGGCGCGGGGACCCTGCCTTCCTGGGCACCGATGGCGCTGCCCGCGCCCAGCTCGCGCGCGTCAACGCGGTGTGCGACCAGTACATCGAGACGCTCGCGACGGCGGCCTACGTGCGCGCGACCGCGCAGCTCGACCTCTCGGCCTCGGACTACGACTCGGTGATGTCGATGCGCCGCGCGGTCAACGACCAGTGCACGCGACTGCTTACGGGTGCGTCCGTGCGTCAGGCGCCCCAGACGCTGCCGGTGAAGGACTGGCATGCGGGCGTCCTCGCGCTGCAGACCGCCGCGCTCAAGGACATGCAGGCCAGAAGCCGCGACGTGGTGCGCCTGGACGACTACACGCCCCAGGCATGGCAGCCGGTCTGGTTCATCAGCTATCACCTGTACGGCACTGCCGCGTATGCCGACGAGATTCTCGGGCTGAATCCCCACATCGAGCACCCGCTGCTCGTGCCGCCGGGCAAGGCCCTGCGGGTGATGAGGCACGGCTGATGGCGACCGTTCCCCAGGCCGTGACGCAGGAGTACACCCGCGACGACGCGCGCATCAGCGTGAAGGTGAACGGGAAGACCTTCGACGGCTGGCTGCAGAGCGAGGTCGATCGCGACATGGAGGCGCTGTGCGGCACCTTCAACATTCCGGTGGCTCTCACGCCCGGCGAGCCGCCCGCGATCAAGCGGCAGGACGACATCGAGGTGTACATCGGCGACACCAAGGTGATCACGGGCTTCGTGCTGGCGGCCGAGCCGTTCTACCGCCGCGAGGACTGCGGGATGCGCATCGTCGGCAAGGACCGGGCCGGTGATCTCGTGCGCAGCTCGGCGGTGCACAAGGGCGGCCAGTGGCTCAATGCCAGGCTCGACCGGATCGCGCGCGACCTCGTGGCGCCCTACGGCCTGGAGGTGAAGATCGACACCGACGTGGGCGAGTCGATCAAGGACTTCAAGCTCTACCACGCCGAGACGGTGCTGTCGGCCCTGTCGCGCGCGGCGCGGCTGCGCGGCGTGCTGGCGACCCGGGACAACGCCGGCAATGTGGTGCTCACGAAGGCCGGTCAAAAGCGCTTCAAGGGCTCGATCGTGCGGGGGTTGAACGTCATTTCGATGGATGGCATCGGCACGGACGAGAACCGGCATAGCGAGTACATCGCCTACGGGCAGTCGAACTGCATTGATGACTTCGAGAGCGCGCGCGGCCTCAAGGCGCACGCGAAGGATTCCGAGATCAGGCGCTACATGCCGCTGGTGATCAACGCGGACGGCAACACCACACAGGCCGAGCTACAGGCGCTGGTCGACCACACGGTGCGCGTGCGCCGAGGGCACGCCTACGGCATCCGCTACGTGGTCGAGGGCTGGACCTTCAAGGGCGAGGCGTGGCCCGTCAATGAGCGCGTGGCGATCTACGACGACGTGGCCGGCCTGGACGGCACCGAGTGGCTGATCACGAGCGTGCGCCAGACCTGCACCCGCCAGGACGGCGACATCACCGAGCTGGTGGTGCGCCCGATCGAGGCCTACGACACCGTGCCGCTGCAGAGCAAGCCCAGGCGCAAGAACTGGGGCAACCGGGGCAACCGCACCAACCACCCGCGCGGGCCGCGCGATCGCGCCTCGGGGGGCTACTGATGGGCTTCATCCAGATTCGGCGGGCGTCCTTCCGTGGGTTGGTCGAGGCGCTCGTGCAGCGCGTGCGCGGCGACGCCATGGAGAACGACGCGAAAGAGAACGTCGAGCGGTTTCAGGACTACGGCTTTGCCGCGAACCCGGTGGACGGCCAGGGCCTCAAGATCGATTGGCAGGGGCACACCGTGGTGCTGCGCATGGACCGCCTCGCCGAACGGCCCCGGCTCGCCGCCTACGAGGTCAGCGTCTGGCACAAGGAAGGCCATCACATCACGCTGCGGGAAGGCCGGCTCGTGGAGTGCGAGTGCGACGACTTCGTGCTCAAGGCGTCCAACAGCGTGCGCATCGAGACGCAGACCATGACGGTGCAGGCTGGGATCAAGGTGCGCGAGGAATCGCCGCTGCACGAGATGACCGGGCTCACGCAAACGCAGGAGCTGACCATCGGTCTGACCGGCCCGGGCGTGGCGACCATGAACGGCGGCACGATCAACTACCAGAACGTGAACCTCAACTATGCCGAGTGCACTACGCGCTACACGGGCGGAACCCTGAGATTCAACGACAAAGACCTGTCCGACGCCCACACGCACGACGACGTGCAGCGGGGCAGCCAGCAAAGCGGCACCGTGTCGTAGCGCCTCGGCGCTGGTGAAGCGCTTCACCATGACCGCGAGGCCCTCTCTCGCGAGACTTGCCGCATGTTCGATGTGGCAACCCGTCCCCAGCCTGCACCGGCCGCCTCGGCGGTCATCGGTGTGCCCTTCGATTGGCGCCTGACCGCCCCGGGCGCGGCCGAATCCTTTCCCTTCACCGACTACACCAGCGGCGCGCGGGTGGCGCTGGACGCCCAGGCGCTGCAAGTCTTCGCCCTGGAGCTGGAAGACACCCTCTCTACGGCGGTGATCCTGAGCCTGTTCAGCGATCGCCGCGCCGGCCCGGACGACGAGCTGCCGCTGCACCAGCAAAACCGGCGCGGCTGGGTGGGCGACGAGTTCATGGCCGAGGACTTCGACCCCCGCGTGGACTCGCTTGGCTCGCTGCTCTGGCTGTGCTACGTGACGAAGACCGTCACCGACGTGCGCGAGCGTGCCCGATTCGCCGTGCAGGAGGCGCTCGCCTGGATGCTGCGCGACGGCATCGCCAGCCGGATCGACGTGACCACCGAGTGGGCCGGCCCGAGGCTTGATCGCCTCGCAGTGCGCCCGACCATCTACAAGCCCGGGCAGGTCGCCCCGGTCTACGACGTGCTTTGGGCCACGAGCCTGCGGAAAGGTGGCGCATGAGCAGCTCGCCCTTGAACGTCGCGATCCCCCAGATCGCCGAGCTGCAGCAGAACGCGGCACGGCTCCTGCAGGAGTCGCTCGCCCAGGCCGGGCAGTCCACGATCCCGGCGCAGCTCTCGACCACCGATCTCGAGCTGGCGCGCAGCAACGTGAAGGTGCTGGCTTTCGTGCAGGCGGTCGGCCTGCACGGCGCCTATCGCTACCTGCGCGACTTCATCGCCCGCCAAGCCATCCCGATCAAGTCTGCAGGCGAATTTCTCGACGGGTGGCTGTCCACCTACGGACTGCCCCGGAAAGCGGCCAATGCGGCCGGTGGAGCGGTTTCCGGCACGGGTCTGAACGGCAGCCTGCTCGCAGCGGGATCGCTGCTGCAGGCCGGCGACGGCCGGCAATACCGGTTCACGGCCGATGCCGCCGTGTCGGCCGGCGTGGTGGCCGGGAGCATCGTTGCGCTGCTGGCCGGCACGGCGGGCAACCTTGCGCCCGGCACCGCGCTGTCGCTCGTGTCGGTACAGGCCGGCATCGATTCGCAGTTCGTCGTCGGGGCCGATGGCGTCAGCGGCGGCACCGACGTGGAAAAGGACGATCAAGCCGTCTTCCGCCTGCAGCAGCGCCTGAGCAACCCGCCGCTGGGCGGCGCGCCGGCCGACTACGCACGTTGGGCCATGGAGCTGCCGGGCATCACCCGCGCATGGGGTGTTCGCAACCCGGCCGGCCCGACCTCGGCCGGCGTGATCATCATGGCGGACGGCAACGCGGCGCCGGGCATCCCGACGGCTGGGCAGCGCAAGCTCGTGCTCGACTACATCCGCGATCCGCGCCGTGGCCCGCCCGATGAGCTGTTCGTGATCCTCCCCCAGGCGAAGATCGTCAACGTGAAGGTGCGGCTCGCACCCGACTCGGCCGACACGCGCCTGCAGGTGATCGCGGCCCTGCAAGACCTGTTTTTCCGCGAGGCCACGCCCGGCCAAGGCATGCCCATGGGTCATCTCGTGGAGGTCATCAGCGGCTCGCGCGGCGAGTTCAATCACACGCTGATGGAGCCCGAGGTCTACAGCGGCGGCTTCCTGACCGTGGCGAGCTTCGATGAACTGCTCGTGCTGGGCACCGTGGAGTTCGTGTGATCGAGCGCTTCCTGCAGGCCCTGGTCTACCTGCTGCCGCAGGGCTTCGCGTGGCCGCGTCATCCCGACTCGGTGCTCATGCGCACCATGCGCGCCATCGCGGGCATGTTCGACGCGCTGCACCAGTTCACCCGCCGCACCGTCGCCGAGTGGCAGCCGCACTCGACCATGACGCGGCTCGCCGAGTGGGAGGAAGCCACGGGCTTGCCCGATCTCTGCTTTGGCACCGATCAGAGCATCGAGGAACGCCGCTACCTGCTGCTGATGCGCCTGCGGGGGGCGGCGCTGCCTTTCGAGGACTCCAGCCCGGCCGCGCCGTCCGTCATCGAGGCCATGTGCCTCGCAGTGGGCTACACGGTCACCGTCGCCTACAACACGCCGCTTCGAGTCGGCCACCGCATCGGCGATCGCCTGGGCCGCCTGGACGGCTTGCTCTACCTCACCGTGACCCTACCGTCCGGTCGCATGCGCGTTGGCACGGCGCGTGTCGGCGATCGCCTGATCTACGGCACCAAGACCAGCAGCGACCTCGCTTGCCTGCTCGGCCGCACGCTCCCCGCGCGCTACGCACCCGTCTACATCCTGAAATGAGGCACACCCGTGGACTACACCCTCTCCGATAGCTATTTCACTCACACCGGCACCGGTCAGCGCATGCACAAGGAAGTGCAGGCGGTGCCGACTGTCTGGAGCGAGAAGGACGCAAACGCCGTCTTCTGGAGCTTGATGGAGGTCGTCAAAGCTGGCGGCCTAGCGGGCGCTCAGTTTGATCCCGACAACCCTGCCACCTACAACCTGCTGCTGCGCGCGATCCGCAACATCAATCAGGCGGCCAGCTCCGACCTGCCGGGCCGGGTGGGCATCTTCCTGCAGCCCAATCCGCCCGCTGGCTGGATTCGCATGAACGGCGCGCTGCTCACCCGCGTGGCCTATCCCGAGCTGTGGGCTCATGTGCAGGCGGTGGGTGCGGTCTCCGAGGCTGACTGGGCGGCGGGACGGCAAGGCTGGTTCAGCTCGGGCGACCTCTCCACGACCTTCCGCATCCCGCTGATCGGCGCCGAGTTCGTGCGCGCACTGGACGACGGGCGCGGCGTGGACATCGGCCGGCTGATCGGCTCGACGCAGGCCGGCGACAACGCGCTGCACAACCACGTCCTGACCGATCCGCTGCACAACCACGCGGTGACCGATCCGCTGCACGCCCACACCGGCACCGTCTCGCCGTCGGGTCAGCACAACCACAGCAACGCGCAAATCCCGGTACATGGCGTGGACGTGGATGCGACCGGCTCCACGGCTTCGAAGTTCAGCACGGACACGGAAGCCACGCTGACCAGCGAGCCCGACCACATCCACGGCGTGACAGTCAACGCGGCTTCCACCGGAATCAGCATCCAGAACCGCGCCACGGGCATCACGCTGGCCTCGCAGGGCACAGAGGCTCGCCCGCGCAACGTCGCGTGGCCCTTCTATCTGAAGTATTGAGCGAGGCCCTATGACCAACGACATCCAGCTTGAACACGCCTACAACCCGGTCACCGGGGCCTATGTCTCCTCGCGGCCGGCGGACGTTTCGCCCCGCGAGCCCGGCGTCTACCTGATCTCGGCCTACGCCACCACGATCGCGCCGCCGGCCGTCGCGGAAGACGGTTCCGAGGTGGCTTGCTTCCGCGATGGCGCCTGGGTGGTGCTGCCGGTGGAGGCCGACCAGGGCGCGAGCGAGCAGCCGACGCCCGAACCCACGCCATCGACCTTCGAAGAGCGTTTGAAGGCGCTGCAAGACGCTGTACAGGCCGAGCTTGACGCCCAGGCGCGCGCCTACGGTTACGACAGCATCGCCTCGGCGGTGAGCTATGCCGAAGAGCCTGCCGTGCCGAAGTTTCAGCGCGAGGGCCAGGCTCTGCGCGCGTGGCGGTCGGTGGTGTGGGCGGCCTGCTACCAGCTGCTCGCAGAGGTGCAGGCTGGCGATCGCGAGGAGCCGACCCGCGAGGAGCTGGTCGCCGAGCTGCCCGTCTACGTGGCTCCCGAGGACGCCGAATGACCCTCGCAACGCGCACCCTTCGGCTGCACCTTCTTTCGGTGCTGGGCGCGCCTCTGCCGGGCGCGAAGGTATCCCTGCGGCTGTCCTCGTATCAGGCCGATGGAACCGACATCGTGCCGCTCAACTGGGTGCTGCCCGAGGACCCGGCCAAGCCCGGCGACTACGTGGCGCCGGTCTGGCCCAACACCCGCAACGACGGCGGCACCCACTACGACATGCTGGTGCAGGCCAGCGGGCAGCAGTTGCTCACGGCGATCCTGACCGTGCCTGTCGGAGCTGGTGAATCAGTTCACACGGCCAAGATCAACCCGCCGCCCTATCCGCCGGTCTATGGAGCCGAGAAGGCGGTGGCCGAAGCCAACGTCTTCGCCGACGCCTCGGGAGAGTCGGCCTCTCGCGCGCAGGGTGCCGTCGCGACCATCAACGAGATCGCCGAGGGCTACGGCACGGTGAGCGCGGCGGCCGCCGCCGCCTCGCTGGACGCGATCGACGCTCGGGCTGACCGGGTCGCTGCCGAGATCGCGCGCAATGAGACCGAGAACCTGCGCGATGGGGCGCTCGCTGCCACCTCCATCAAGACCACCGAGGCGCTCGGCAGAGCCTCGGTAGGCAATGGAGAGTCTTTCCTCTGGCAAAGCCCGGACCCGGATGTGGCCTACATGATCGGGCGGCGCACGGATGGCTCCACCTCGCAGGTGATCGGCACGCCAGCGAGTCAGGCAGCCATGGCGAAAGCGCGCCAGGAGGCGAAGGCGCTGCGCGGCAACCTGCAGCGCGGTGGTCTGGCGGATTTCACCGGTACGGGCCCGATCATTCCGATCGTCACGGACATCTCGAATCGGGTTCTTTTTGGGTTCAATGCGACCTCGCGACAGCTCTTCGGCCTCGGTCTGCTGACGGAGGCGGCCCTGCCTGTGGGCGTCAATCGTTCCCTGGGCAAGTTCTGGCAGGCGAACTACACCGGCAACGGTCCCATGATCCCCTTGGTCACCGACGCGGCCAATCGGGTTCTGCTGGGCTTCGACATCGTGGCGAAGAAGTGGCGCGGTCCCGGCCTGTCCGACGCCACAACAGCAGCGCCGGCAGTCGCGCCGCTGCCGCTGCTTGACCTTGCGCTGAAGCCGATTCCAAAGGCCCTGAATCACTTTCTCTTCGATGGGCAGTCGTTGACCGTCGGCGCCCAGGGCCTGCCGATCCTCAGCTTCACGCAGCCCTATTTCAATCTGACATTCGCTGGCGGCCCGCGCGGGGACGAGAACGACTATGGAGGCCCGGTCCCGCTATTCGAGAAGACGGTGGCGATCGCTCCGGACGGGTCTGCGGGGCGAGGAGAGACGATTTGCTCGGGAGCCGCGAACTATGCGACGACTCTCGCGGTTCTCGACGGGCGCGCCCCCGACGATCACGTCATCTTCGCCTCGACGGCGGGGCATGGTGGCTACCGGATCGATCAACTGGTGAAGGGTGCCCCGTGGTACGCGCAGCTTATCGGGCACGTCAACGCCGCGAAGGCTTTCGGGCTCTCCTATGCTGTGCACGCCATCGGATGGCTGCAGGGAGAAAACGACGCGGTGAGCGGCACACAAACGCCCTACGCGACCTACCGCGCAGCACTGGAGCAACACCAAGCGAATCGCGAGGCTGACATCCAAGCGATCACGGGGCAAGCCTCGCCCGTCTATCTGCTGACCTATCAACTCAGCTACGGCGCGAGGACATGGCCTGCACAGGCGAAGGCGCAGCTCGACCTTGCACAGAAAAACAGCAAGTTCTTCCTCGTCACCCCGTGCTACCACTTCCCCTATGCCCCGGATCAGGTTCACCTGACCTCGGTTGGCTACAAGTGGCTCGGCGCCTACTTCGGGCGGGCATACAAGCAACTCGCGATCGATGGCAAGCAGCCGCGCTGGCTGAATCCGATTGCTGCGACGAGGCGCGGAAAGGTCATTCGTGTCCGATTCGAGGTTCCGCAGGGACCGCTCGTACTGGACGTGACCAAGCTCGCACCAACCACCAACCTCGGGTTCCGCGTGGTGGACGGCAGCACCACCGCGACTATTTCCAGCGTCGCCGTAGATGGTTCCGACGTTGTGATCACCCTCGCGGCCGTGCCCTCGGGAGCGGTTTCCGTTCGCTATGCCCTGGACTACCTCGGCACCGGTCTTGCCATCACGGGCGGAGCCTCTGGAAATCTGCGCGACAGCGAACCCTCGGTGATCACCATCAGCGGCACGGACTATCCCCTGTTCAACGTCTGCCCGCACTTCGAAATGACTGCCATCCCCCTCGGAGAATGAGATGAGCCTTTTTCAACGCTTCGGTGTCAATGTCCCGGACCCCACACTCTTCGTTCTTGCGAACAACGAAGTTGACTACCTGGGCGCCCAATTCGAGATCGATTCTTACGACCACTGGGTTTTCTCGAAGGGGAACGCCGAAGGCCTCGTAGGTCTGAACAACGGCAAGCTGCTCACCTTGCAGTCGTCCGTGCCGGCGGATGCGCCCGCGTTTTCTCCCTCGTTCCTGACGATGTCCACGGCCTCGGGCAAGGCGCTGCTGTCGGATGTCGTCGAGGATGCATCGCTGCCCGCATACACGGTTTGCGCAATCGTGCGCGAGCCAACCACGATCAGCGGGATCAAGCCGATCTTCGGGACGGTGGTGGCTTCCCCGGCGGCAAACAATCTCACCTTCGTGGCCGGATCGCCGCCGTCGAGGCATTTTTTCGCCTCGTACAGCGGCGCCACCTCCAGCCGGGATACCGGTGTCGTTTCGACCATCGGATCGTGGTACTTCGTGGCAACTGCAGTGGACTACACCGGCACATCGAAGATCGAGCGGACGCTTATCGGGGGCAGCGCTGGCAGCCAAGGCTCCGGGGCGGGACCGCACCTGTTCAGCGGCAGGCCCATCGCCATGGGGAATGCCTACTACGCTACGGGCGTGGCCGGGCTGATGGACGTCGCCGAGTTCATCGTCTACAAGCGCGCGCTGACCTTGGATGAGATGGGAGACGTTGCCCTGCGCCGGAAGTCCTTTCAGGCGACGTTGGGGAACACGGTCACCTAACCCGCTTAGAACGGCGTTTGAGGGGTGGAAAATGCTGGATCAAACCAAACGTCCGGCTAGATCAAACCAAACGTCGCGCTACTATCCATCTGAGTGTCCTTGTGGGTGGTTGGCGGAGTCGCGTGGATTGAATCACCGCTCTAAGATCGCCGGATGAACGCTCCCACGGTATCCCTGCCCCGCTTCTGGTCACAGCTGTCCACGCGCGACTTCGCCGCGCTCGATGTGGCAGCCACGGTGGCGGTGCTGCCGCTGGGCGCCACCGAGCAGCACGGGCCGCACCTGCCGCTCGGGGTCGACACGGTGCTGGCCGACGGCATCGTCGCGGCGGCGCTGCCGCTGCTGCCGGCCGAGCTGCCGGTGCTGTTCCTGCCGACCCAGCAGATCGGCCTGAGCCCCGAGCACGCGCGCTTCGCGGGCACGCTCACGCTGTCGTCCGAGACGCTGATCCGCATGTGGAGCGAGATCGGCGCCGGGGTGGCGCGCGCCGGGGTGAAGAAGCTGGTGCTGTTCAACGCCCATGGCGGCCACGTGGGTGCCATGGACATCGTGGCGCGCGAGCTGCGCGCCGCGCACGGGCTGATCGTCTATTCCGCGAGCTGGTTCAACCTGCCGCTGGGCGAGGCGGGCGCCCGATTCAGCGCGCACGAACACCGCTTCGGCGTGCATGCGGGCGAGATCGAGACCTCGATGATGCTGGCGCTCGCGCCGCAGCTGGTGCGCATGGACGCGGCACAGGATTTCCGCTCCAGCTCCGAGCAGCGCGCGGCCGATTACGCGATCCTCGGCAACGGCAGGAGCGCGAAGCTCGGCTGGGCGATCGAGGACTACAACGCGCAGGGCGCGGCGGGCAATGC